TGTGGCCGAAGTCTTCACTTATGAATCCGAAAAAGCAATAGTCCGGATCCATCCAAGCAAGATGGCACCGGATGAATTCCGGGCGAACCTGGAAGCTGCTTGCCGGAAGTTCTATTCCGATATCAAAAAAGAAAACAAAAAGGAGAAGAAGCAATGAACGAGTGGATTTTAGCAATGGGTTCTGTGGCTGTGATTTTTTTCTTCATGGCCTGTGCGCTGGGTAATCGGTGCATTGAGTTCTATAACAAAATGCAGGAACTGGAAGCCAAGAACGCAGACCTGCGCTATTCTGTCAAGTTCCTGAATTCCGAAAATGAACGGCTGAAGAACAGGGTGGTCATCAACCCTGACACCCAGGAAGTCACAAGACTGAAGCTGGAACTGCACCTGAAGCAAGAAAAAATTGATGCTCTTCAGACCAAAATCCGCAGACAGCATCAGTTGCTGAACCAGAAATGGGGTGACAGCAAATGCCAATAACGGATGATCCTGTGGCTGATTTCGCAAGGTACGATGCGGAACAGACCGCTTGGCTGAACAGCCTTCCGAAGTGCAGTATCTGCAAGCAACCAATTCAACAGGAACGAGCATTCCACAAATACGGGTTCTGGATTTGTGATGAATGCTATCAAGACAACCAGGAGGAAGTGACTGAATGAATATATTGAGCATACTTAGCCTGTTTAGCGGTATAGGTGCCCCAGAAAAGGCACTGGACAACCTGGGAATCCCGTTTGAACTTGTTGGGTACTGTGACATTGATGGATGCGCTTCCAGGTCATATTCGGCAATTCACGCGATCCCTGAAACCATGAATCTTGGTGACATCACCAAAGTGGATGCAGAAAAGCTTCCGAAAAACATTGACCTTCTGACCTATGGCTTCCCGTGTCAGGACATCAGTAATGCTGGAAAGATGAAGGGCCTGTTCAATGAAGACGGTACCAAGACAAGATCCGGCCTTTTCTTTGAAGGTTTGCGAATCATTGAAGCAACCAAGCCGAAGGTTGCCATTGCAGAAAATGTGAAGATGCTGACTTCCAGGAAGTTTGCTTCCGAATTCAAACTGGTTTTGGATTCGCTGGAACAGGCAGGATACAACAATTATTGGGCCGTTCTGAATGCCAAAGACCACGGCATCCCACAGAACCGGGAAAGGGTGTTCATTGTTAGCATACGGAATGACATTGACACCGGTTCCTTCACATTCCCTGAAAGCATCCCATTGAACCTTCGTCTGAAGGATCTGCTTGAAGATGAAGTGGATGAAAAATACTTCGTCAAAGCAGAACTGACCCGGAAGCTGGTGATTGATAGGGAACCGGTAGAACCACAGGTTTTGCGGTTAGTCCGCAGTGAACACGGCAAACAAATCCGCAAGCAGTATGAAAGCGGTGAAATTGTGGAGCCGTGGGCATCCATGAAACAGTATGAGCCTAGAACAGACGGTGTTTCCAACACGGTAAGCACGGTTCTGAAGGACAACATCCTTCTTGTAAGAGAAGCCACAAAAACTGGATACGCAGAAGCAACGGCTGGTGATTCCATAAATTTCGAACACCCCAGCAGCAAGACCAGAAGGGGGAGAGTTGGGAAGCAGGTATCACAAACATTGGTGACATCACCGCAGCAAGGGGTTGTCCTGGAGGATATGCGGATTCGGTACTACACACCCAAAGAGTGCTTCCGGCTTATGGGATTTGATGATGTGGATTTTGAAAATGCAGCAAAAGTCAATGCGCAAAGTCAGCTATACAAGCAAGCAGGAAATTCTATCGTGGTACCGGTGATCCAGCGCATCATTGAAAACCTTGTGAAAGGGGGGCTGTTGGGTGAATAAGCACCAACCCCATGACCTGAAGCAGATGCAATCCCTTCCGCTGGAAGCAAAAATCATAATGAGCAAACGAAGAATAAGGGATTGGTATGAATGGTGGGATGGGCAAGTGTATCTTTCGTTCAGCGGTGGTATTGACAGCACGGTATTAAAGCACCTTATTGATTCCATTTATTCCGATGTCCCTTCTGTATTCGTGAACACCGGGCTTGAATATCCTGAGATTCAGCGTTTTGTGTCCAATGTGAAAAGAGGAAAGTTTTCATGCTTCAACCCTGATGTCCATATATTACGGCCTAAAATGCGATTTGATGAAGTTCTTAAACATTACGGTTATCCAGTTGCATCAAAAGAGGTTGCAGGATATGTCAGAGAAGCAAAGCACAGCAAAAGCCCAAAGCTTCGTGAAATGAGAAGACAACGGCTAATGGGCGAATACAGAAGGCCGGACGGTCAGTTAAGTGAATTCAATTGTAAAAAATGGGGTTTTCTGCTTGAAGCACCTTTTGAAGTATCGGACAAATGCTGTGATGTCATGAAAAAGAAGCCGATTCAAGAATATGTCAAGGAAACCGGAAGAAAAGGCATCATCGGCACCATGGCTGGTGAATCACGCTTCAGAAAGCAATCGTGGATCCGGTACGGATGCAATATGTATGCCGAAGGATCAAAACAGCTATCAAGACCGCTGTCCTTTTGGACAAAACAAGATGTTCTTCACTACATCAAGAAATACGATGTTCCTTATTGCCCTGTTTATGGTGATATTCAGGTGAAGCAGCCAGAAGGCACAGAAGAAGGTCAAATCAATGCTATTGACTATCTGGAATGCTGGGACGAAACAGACATCCTTGAAACCACTGGATGCGATCGCACAGGATGCATCTTTTGCATGTTTGGCTGTCACCTTGAAAAAGAACCAAATCGCTTCCAACGGCTGAATGAAACACATCCCCGGCAATATGAATACTGCATCAATGGTGGGGAACTGGTTGACGGAAAGTGGCAACCCGGCAAAGAAGGGCTTGGGCTTGGTCATGTCCTGGATTACATAGGAGTTAAATATGAGTGAACAGAAACGGTTGATTGACGCCAATTCTTTGATTGATTGTCTGAAAGAAGTAGATATGGGCAATCAACCATTTGGCAGCCTTGTTATGGCTGGCTTAAACTACGCTATTAAGGCAATAAACGAATCACCCACTGTGGCTGCTGTTCCTGTGGTTCATGCCCGGTGGGAAAAACACACAAATGCATCTGTGCAGTGTTCAAGTTGTGAAGGGTTTGTACTCATGCGGTACAAGTTCTGTCCCAACTGCGGTGCCAAAATGGACAAATAAATCAGAATATTTTGACTAAAGGAGGAAAAACAAGTGGCAGATAAGACCCATTGGAAAAAGGTGGTCAGTGATCCCAACTATTTGGGTGAAGCTGACTTTGGCGAAGGTGAAGAAAAGGTGGCAACCATCAACAGGGTTGTCCGGGATGAAACCATCCAGACCGCTGAAGGAAAGAGCAAGAAAGCGGTTGTCTACTTCGCTGAACCCATCAAGCCCATGATTCTGAATGTGGCAAGATCCAAGGCCATTGAAAAGGTGGCTGGATCCCCGTATTTCGAAGACTGGCCCGGTGTGAAAATCCAGCTTTACATTGAACACGGCATCAAAGCCTTTGGTGATGTGGTGTCCGCTGTTCGTGTCCGGCCCAGAAGACCTGTGCTTCGGAATCCCGTTCTGTGTGAAGACTGCGGACAGGAAGTCCAGGGTGCCAACGGAAGAAGCGCAGACTATATGGCTGCATACACCAAGAAGAAGTTCAAAGCTTGCCTGTGCTTCTCCTGTGCCACTGCAAGGGCAGAGAAGACCGAACCGGAACAGGGTGGTGAAGTGAATGGCCAGACTGAAATTAACGGATGACAACTACTACAGCCCTGAAGCGAATTGGGAATACATGTCCGCTTCCCAGTTCAAAAGCTTCAGGAAGTGTGAAGCAGCTGCAATGGCTGAACTTCGTGGCGAATGGGGCAGGAAGGAAAGCACGGCCCTTCTGGTTGGATCCTATGTGGATGCTTACTTCAGCAATGAATTGGAACAGTTCAAAGCACAGCATCCGGAACTGTACAAACGGGATGGAACCTTGAAGGCAGACTTCCAGAATGCCCACACCATAGCAGAACGGCTGAACCGTGATGAACTGGCCCGGATGCTGTTATCCGGAAGACACCAGGTCATCAAGACCGGACGGATTGCTGGGGTTTGGTACAAAACCAAAGCGGACAGCCTTCTGACATCCAGACAGGTGGAAGCCATCTGCAAAAAGTTCCCCAATGTGAAGGACTTGGTTCCCTTTGGCGGTGCAATGATTGTGGATCTGAAGTGCATGAAGGACTTCAACCCCATCTGGGATGAAGATGCACACGAAAAGGTCAGCTTCGTAAACTTCTGGGGCTATGACATCCAGGGTGCAATCTATCAGAAAATCGATAACCGCATGGCACCGTTTGTGATTGTTGGTGTGACAAAGGAAGCGGAACCGGACATCACGGCAATCCACATTCCGGATGAAGACCTGGCCTGTTCCATGTATGAGGTTGAAGCCCTTTCCCCTAGATATGCATCTATCAAACGGGGTGAAATTGCACCTGTTGGATGCGGAAAATGTGCCTATTGCCGGAGCGTGAAACGGCTTGAAGGAATCACGCACTTTAAAAAAATCAATTTTACGGAGGATTAAAACATGCTTAATCACATCACTATTATGGGCCGACTGACCAGAGATCCTGAAATGCGCAGAACCGGAAGCGGTGTTCCTGTGACTTCCTTCACCATTGCCTGTGACCGGGACTTCTCTGGAAAGGGCAGTGAAAAGGAAACGGATTTCATTGACATCACCGCATGGAGAAACACCGCTGAATTCGTCAACAGCTATTTCAGCAAGGGCAGAATGGTTGTGGTTTCCGGCAGACTGCAAATCCGCAGCTGGACTGATAAGAATGGCAACAGTCGGAAATCCGCTGAAGTGGTTGCTGATAATGTCTACTTTGCGGATTCCAAGAAGGAAGAATCCGGTGGATCCAACTTCCGGAATTATTCCCCTGAACCTGCACCTATGCAGGAATACGCAGTGGTTGACGGTGATGATGATTCCTTGCCCTTCTAACGAAGGGCAACCAATCAAACCGGAAAGGATGTGTCAGGATGACAAAATACATAGGCGAAAAGTTCAGGATCCCTTATCCCCAGACCAAGGCAGGACTGAAGCAATGGACTAAGAACTACGGCATGAATGCTTATTATGCCGGGAAGCACTGGTCTATCAGAAAGCGTGATGCTGACTACTGGCACAATCTGGTTCGGTCTTGCCTGGATGGGCAGGAAGTCAGAAAGATTCCCTTCAAACGGCCTGTGGTTATCACCTTCAGATGGAATGACCGCTTGGACATCGACAACCATGCAGTCATGGGAAAAATGATTGTCGATGCCCTGAAAGGCAGAATCATTGAAGATGACACCAGAAGATGGCTGAAGGGTGTGTGCCACTACTTCCATGATGAAGATTATATCAGCGTGGAAATCCATGAAGTATAGAAAGGAAACAGGAAACTTGACTATCAATGAATATCAGAAGCTTGCAATGCGGACAAGCAACAAGGATCTTTCCAATGCAATGCACCTTGTAAACGGTGCCCTGGGTCTTTCCGGTGAATCCGGTGAAGTTGCAGACTTGGTGAAGAAGTTCTGGATGCAGGGCCACAACCTTGACCAGGAACACATTGCCAAGGAACTGGGTGATATCTGCTGGTATGTGGCAGAAACTGCAACGGCAATCGGTTATGACCTGGAAACCATTTTGCAGATGAACATTGACAAGCTGATGAAAAGATATCCCACGGGATTTGATTCTGAACGGTCACAGCACCGGGAACAGGGGGATATTTAATGTCCTATGATATCAGCTTCCGTGTGAAGGTGGAAGGTGTTGACTACTGGGTTGATGTTAGTGATTGCACAGCAAACATCACATGGAATGTTCGTGAAATCATTACACTTTCCACTGGTCTTCCATGGATCAATGAAGATAATAACGGACTTTGCAAGGATGTCATTCCCTACATAAAAAAGGGGCTGAAGGAACTGCATAAGAATGGCATCAAATACAAGCAATATGAAGCACCCAATGGATGGGGAACCGTAGAAGGCACAATCCGCTTCTTTGAAACCATCATCAATGAATGGAAAGATTTCAAACGGTGGTATCCAGAACTTGTGGATGTTGTAACATTCTGGATCACATAACAGAAAGGATGATTTTATGAACCCGGCAACACAGAAAGGAAAAATTCTTGGCTACTGCGCAGAACACGGATCCATAACCATCCGTGATGCGTTTGAAAAGCTTCACATCAACAGCCCTTCCAAGAGAATCAGCGAATTGAGAAGGGCAGGATATGATGTCCAGGCTATCACCGAAACCAGAGTGAATGCAGCAGGTGATGAAGTCCGCTTCAAGCGGTACTTCATCCAGGCAGAAGGGGGTGTGTCCTGATGGCAAGACGATATGTGACCATCGGTCAGAAAGTCAAGTTTGACCCCTTTGAAACTGGTTTCGGCTTTGGCATTGAAGAATGCCGGGGTGATGTGATTGGAACCGTGGTGGAGATTCACAGGAATCACAAATGGTTCGGTGTGGAATACGGTGACCCCAAGCAGCGCACGGCCTTCAAATTCTGCGACATTGGGAAGTCGGTGATTCTGGTTGGCTGATGTCAAATGGATAAAAATCACCACGAACATGTTTGACAACCGGAAAATCAGGCACCTTCGCAGACTTCCGGACGGGAACAACATTGTTCTGATTTGGGTGATGCTTCTGACCATGGCTGGCAGGTGTAATGCAAACGGGATGATTTTCCTGACAGAAAACATCCCATACACACCCAAGATGCTGGCAGATGAACTGGACTTTGAGGAAAACACGGTCAAGCTGGCCCTGACCGCATTGGAGCAGCTGAACATGGTTGTTATGGATCAGGGCTTCTTCAGTATTGCCGGATGGGAAGAATACCAGAACATCGAAGGCATGGAGAAAATCAGGGAAAGCAAAAGACTTGCACAGGCCAGGTGGAGAGCAAAGCAGAAAGCACTTCCTGAATTGTCTACTGTAGATTCTACTGTAGATTCTACAGAGATAAAGAGTGGAAATGCAGAAGAAGATAAAGATAAAGAATTAGAGATAGATAATAAAAAGAATAGTGCAAAACAGCCTTCCAAGGCTGATGTTGATGCATTCTTTGAATCTATCTGGAATCTGTATCCTGTCAAAAAGGGGAAAGGTCAGGTATCTGATGCAAAGCGGAAGGTGCTGTTTAAGATTGGCTTTGAAGCTATGGAACAAGCTATCAACAGATATTTGACAGAACTGAAGAAAGATGCTTCCTGGAGGAAGCCACAGAACGGAAGCACCTTCTTCAATTCAGGCTATGTTGACTATTTGGATGGCAACTATGAACCTTCCAAGGTGGAACCACAGCCTGTCAGACAATCAAACTATCACAAGCAGACCAAGGCTGAAGAACTGGATGAAGCCTATCAGATGATGGCTGCTTGGGGACAAGGAGGATGAAATCATGAAGGATGAAACCTGTTCCTTCATTTCCGATGTGAAAGAAAAGGGAACCATTGCCAGAAGTTCAAAGTCCCGGTGTACATATTCACGGGGTGGAAAAGTTCGGTTTCCGTCTGACAATCTATCAAAAAAGGAGTTAATGAAAATGAATGGTGAATGCAAGTCTTTCCGGCTGAATGATCCTATGTCCTGGGATGAATTCAAAGCCCTTCCGGATGATTTGAAGGTTACATATATCAAACTGCTTCGGCAGAAGTTCAATGTGCCTGACAAACACATTGCGGAAATGTTTGGAATTAACAAGGACTATATTTATCGGCGATTCAAGGCCCTTGGCCTTGGTAGAGATATCAAGACAAGTCATCCGAAGTGGGACAAGGAAGGGTTCTATGCCTGGGCAAATGGTGTTGACAAGCTGCCCACCCCGGTCAAGGAAGAACCGGAACACTGTGAACCGGATCCTGTCAACCATGAAGAACCGGAAGTCTTTATGGAAGACGATTTGCCCATGGAAGTGTTATTCCCGGAATATAAGCCCATTCCCCTGGCTGCTGTTCCTTCTTCCGGAAGCATGACCTTCAGATGTCCTGCAAATATGGCCCTGAACACCCTGAAGGAACTGCTGGCAAATGAAATGGTGGATCTTCATGTCAGCTGGGGTGTTATCGAGGAAGGAAGTGTTGAAGTATGACCAAGCAGGAATTTGCAACCTTTGCAATGGCCCTGAAGACCTACTATCCCAGAGAACAGATCCTGCCCAATCAGCAAGCAATGGAATTGTGGTTCAGGGAAGTGTGTGACATCCCCTTTGATGTTGCGGAAATGGCACTGAGGAAATGGGTGTCTATCAATAAATGGTCACCTTCCATTGCTGAACTGCGTGAAATGACATCCGGCATTGTCAACGGTGATCCGATGTCCTGGGGTGAATCGTGGGAAAAGGCCCTGAATGCGGTCAGGAAATACGGTTCCTACAACAAGGGTGAAGCACTGAACAGCCTGGATCCCCTGACCCGGAAATGTGTGGAATCTATCGGATATATGGAACTGTGCATGTCCGAAAACATCATGGTTGAACGGGCACATTATCAGAAGATTTTTGAAGTCTATTCCAAACGGGAACGGGATGCACAGCGCATGGCAACACCGCTTCTGGAAGCTATCAGCCACTTGCAGCTGAACGGAATGGATGGTCAGCGGTTGCAGTTGGGCCGGGGGGATTGATGATGCCTGAACTGAAACCGTGTCCGTTTTGCGGTGGTGGAGCGCACATAGTAAATCTGACCGCAGTTTCATATGTGCGTTGCGATAGTGGATGCTGTGAGCAAAATTCAGTGTTTCATGAAGTGGATGACGCAATCGAAGCCTGGAACCGCAGAACGGCAGAACCGGGCGAAATCGATTTTGACTATGGTGCGGAGGATGAATGATATTGGACATCTATATTGCAATGGAAGAATCCTATAAAAAGGGATATGTCAAGGGCTGTGAGGACACCAGGAAGGAACTTGAAGCGCAGCGGAAGCGTGGGAAGTGGATTGTGAAGAAGGATATCTGCTTCTGTCCGCTGTGCCAGACTTGCGGATCCCCACAGTGGAAGGTGTGTCCGGTGTGTGAAACGAAAATGGAAGGGGATAAATAATGAAGGTTCGTGTTGTTTTGATAACAGAGAATAACTCTCCTGCCAAAAATCTTGGAAAGAACGGAACGGAGAAAATCAAAACCGCATGGGAATTGCTTCTTGGATTGGCAGAAGTCCATTCGGATAATGGTGACCGTGGCTATGTTGAATCTGTTGAAATCTTGGAGGATTGATTGAATGCTGACTATTGAAAAGACTGTTCTGCCTTCCCCGGAACAGTGGGAAATCATTATAGAAGGAATGCGGAATCCCATGAATTCCTGGGACAAGATTGATTCCGAGTTTTACATCATGCATGAAGATTGTCCGGTTGAAGCTTGTCCGCTGGTAGAACCCAACATTGGTGATGCTGACATGAAGCTGATGACCAGTCTGGCAAAGGGTGGCCCGGTTCATGCCAAGTACAGACGGATGATTCCGGTCTTCCTGACCATCAATGCACCGCTTTACTGGTGGAAGGAATTCGATACATATAAGGTTGGAACCGTTGCCAACAGTTGTTCCACCATGCACAAGATTCATGCAAAGGAATTCACGCTGGATGACTTCAGTCATGAACATCTGATTGAAGTTGAAATTGTCAATGACGAACAGTGGTCTACCATGGACTATCTGAAGATTCTTGTCTTCCGGCTGAATCAGTGCAGAAAGATGTTTCTTGAAACAAAGGACAAAAAATGGTGGTGGCAGATGATTCAGCTGCTTCCCACTAGCTACAACCAGAAGCGGACTGTCATGCTGAATTATGAAGTGCTGGTCAATATCTACCACAGCCGGAAAAATCATAAGCTGGATTGCTGGCATACATTCTGCAATTGGATTGAAACGCTGCCTTATGCAAAGGAGTTGATTTGTGATGTGGGCTGAAATTCCAAATGCAGAAGGATATGAAGCTTCCCATAAAGGGGAGATCAGAAACAAAAAGACGGGAAGAATTTTGAAGCAGTTCCTTGGGAATGATGGGTATTTGCGGATCCAGATTGCAGGAAAAACACGGCTTGTTCACAGATTGATTGCTGACACATATCTTGTGAAGCCTGATGGAAAAGATTTCGTCAACCACATGGATGGGGACAAGCAGCACAACAATGTTGGAAATCTTGAATGGGTCACACGGTCTGAAAACATGGAGCATGCTTATAGACATGGCCTGAAGAATTCGATAGGTTACAAAAACGGAAGAAGCAAACTGAAGATGGACGATGTTGCTTTTATCCGCAAAAATTATGTTCCCGGTGATAAGGAATTCGGTGCAACTGCACTTGCTAAAAAATACGGTGTTGCACGGCAGACAATTTCTGCTGTTGCAAGCGGACAGAATTGGGGTGATATCGATGTGTGATGCAAAGGCATACTTGCGGAAAATTGAACTGCTGGATGCCCACATCAATAACAAGCTGAATGACCTGCATACACTGCGCACCCTGGTGACCAAGATAACAGCAACCATTTCCCCGGTTGCTGTGTCTGGTACCGGCAACCAGGACAAGCTTGGTGATGCTGTGGCAAAGATTGTGGACTTGCAGGAAGAAATCAATCAGAAGATTGACAGATATGTTGACCTGAAAAGGGAAATCAGCGCAGTCCTGGAACAGGTGCAGGATCCTGACCAGGTGAAGGTTCTTCACAAGCGGTATTTTGAATATAAGCCTTGGGAACGGATTGCGTGTGAAATGAACTATTCCTTCAGGAATGTTTGCTATATCCACGGCAAAGCACTTCAGGCCGTGGAAGCCATTATGGAAGGCGGTGCTGATGATGTCGAAGGCTAGAATGTTGGGCCAGAAAACAACATTCATCCCCAACAACCGGGATGACATGAGGTTCCGGAAGAAGCTTGCCCGGAATAAGCCTGTTGCAGATAGAAAGGAAAAAGTGGTGAAAGGTGCGAATCCTTAAACAGTATGAGCAAAGACAGCGTGGTTGCTATTACTGCGCTGATAAGAAAATGGTTGATGAATACGGGAAGAAATATACTGCTTGCCCTTATTCTGAATGCCCTTATAAAGTCCTGGACAAATATGAATCCTATGATGAATTTCTGGAAAGTGAGGACAGCAAGATTCTTGTGGATCAGTTCTTCAGCACAGCTGCCGATTGCTACACGCTTGGGAGGATTACCAGGAAGCCACAGCGGATGTTCAGTGACGGTGATAAGCGGACAACATTTTGATTGTTGCACAGAATTTCACATGTTTTCAGTGAATTGCACACCGTACTTATGATATTGTTAAGGTGCAAAAGTAAGTTGATAATTCCATCAGCCTGACCGGGTTTCCTTCCTCCTTCCCGGTCAGGCTTTTTGTATACAAAAGGAAGGAAAAGGGTGAAACATATGAAAGCAATCAAATGTGACCTTCCCTTTGCGGAAGTCATTGAAATCCACACCATGGCTGACCTTCACATTGGTGACAGCATGTGTGACTTCAAGGCCGTGATGGAACGGATTGAATATATCAGAACCACACCGAATGCATATTGCATCCTGGATGGTGACCTGATGGACACTGCCATTGCATCCAGTATTGGTGACACATACGGTGCCAACCTTCAGCCTATGGAGCAGCTGAAGATGTGTGTGAAGATATTTGAACCCATCAAGGACAAAATCATTGCAGTCCTTCCCGGCAACCATGAAAACAGGGTGTATAAATCGGATGGGCTTGACATGACTGAAGTGATGTGCAATCAGCTGGGAGTTGGTGACAGATATTCACCAACCACGGCACTGCTTTTCATTCGGTTTGGTAAGAGTGGAAAGAACATGCCCAACAGAAGGCAGTTGTACACCGCTTATGTGACCCACGGATCCGGTGGTGGCAGGAAGGAAGGTGGCAAGGTGAACAGGCTGGCTGACCTTGCTTCCATTGTGGATGCAGACATTTACATCCATTCGCATACACATCTTCCGGTCATATTCCGGGAAGGATTTTTCAGGACAAGCCCAAGCAATTCTTCTGTTGCTATGGTGGATAAGCTGTTCGTGAACACAGCTGCTTCCCTGAATTATGGCGGTTATGGTGACAAGGCTGGATTCAAGCCAGCTTCAAAAAGGTCACCTGTCATTTATCTGCACGGCCTGAAGCATGATATGTGGGCCAAACTTTAAGGAAAGAAGGTGATGATTGTGGCACTGAATGGAAAACAACAGCGTTTTGCAGATGAATATTTGATTGACCTGAATGCAACACAGGCTGCAATCAGAGCCGGATATTCTGAAAAGACAGCATACAGCCAAGGACAGCGTATGTTGAAAAATGTTGAATTAAAAGCCTACATCGAAGCAGAATTGGACAGAATCCGCAGTGAAAAGATAGCAGATGCCACAGAAGTCATGGAATATCTGACAAAGGTGCTTCGTGGTGAATCACAGTCTGAAATTGTGGTTGTGGAAAACATCGGTGACTTTACAAGCGAAGCAAGGACGATGCTGAAGGCACCGGATGAAAAGGAACGGCTGAAGGCAGCTGAACTGCTGGGTAAGCGGTACAACCTGTTCAGTGATAAAATGAAGGTTGATGTGGCAATGCCTGTTGTCATTTCCGGGGGTGATGACCTTGAAGATTGATGTGCTTGGAACTGAATATAAAATTCTGAAGCAGTCAAGGCAAGAAAACAAAATTCTTGAATCTTGTGATGGATACTGTGACAAAACATCAAAGAAAATCGTGGTTATCACCAAAGATGAAGACTGTGAACTTGATGACTTTGAAGTGTATCAGAAAAAGGTCATCCGGCATGAACTGATTCACGCATTCTTGTTTGAATCCGGTCTGCATGAGAACTTCAAACATGATATGTTTGGGCATGATGAAACAATGATTGACTGGGTTGCTTTCCAGTTTCCCAAATTGATGAAGGCTTTCAAGGATGCTGATGCCTTGTGAAAAATGAAAATGTCATCCGAATCAATCTTCCTGAAGTAGTTGGCAAGGGATACGGCACATTTTGGCGGTTCAAGGGCAGATATAGGCCCGTAAAAGGAAGCCGTGCTTCCAAGAAATCAAAAACAACTGCATTATGGTTCATTGTGAACATGATGCAATATCCACAGGCAAACACACTGGTCATCAGAAAGACCTTCCGAACGCTGAAGGATTCATGCTTTGCTGAATTGAAATGGGCTGTTCACAGACTGAAGGTTGATGCCTGGTGGGAATTCAAAGAAAGCCCACTGGAAGCCACATACAAGCCAACAGGACAGAAAATATATTTCCGTGGATTGGATGACCCTTTGAAGGTAACATCCATCACGGTTGATGTTGGTGTCCTGTGTTGGGGATGGATTGAAGAAGCCTATGAAATCATGAACGAAGATGATTTCAACATCCTTGATGAATCCATCCGTGGTGAAGTGCCGGAAGGACTGTTCAAGCAGTGGACAATCACCTTCAACCCGTGGAATGAACACCACTGGCTGAAGAAGCGGTTCTTTGATGCACCACCTGACCCGGACATCCTGGCTATCACAACAAACTACATGTGCAATGAATGGCTTGATGCAGCTGATATCAAGGTGTTTGAGGACATGAAGAAGCGCAACCCCAGACGATATGCTGTTGCAGGTCTTGGCGGTTGGGGCATTGTGGATGGCCTGGTGTATGAGAATTGGAAAGAAGAAGCATTTGACCTGGATGACATAAAAAATGCAAAGACAGCTTTTGGACTTGACTTTGGTTACAGTGTCGATGCAACAGCGTTTGTTGCTGCCTACATAGACCAGGAAGCCGGGAAGATATACATCTATGATGAAATGTATAAAACAAAGATGTCCAACAGGATGATCTTTGAAGAACTTCAGCAGATGGGATATGCAAAAGAAAAGATAATTGCTGACAGTGCAGAACCCAAAAGCATTGATGAATTGAAGGGTCTGGGACTTCGCAGAATTGAAGCTGCCAAGAAAGGCAAAGACAGCATCAACAACGGCATTCAGTTCATACAGAACTTTGAAATTATAATCCATCCCAGATGCACAAACTTCATCACGGAAATCAGCAACTATACCTGGGAAAAAGATAAGTTTGGAAACCAAATCAACAGGCCAATAGATGACTTCAACCATTGTCTTGATGCCCTACGCTATGGTTGCGAAAGATATGCGATTAAGAATAAGTGGATGGTATAACCACTATTGACACGATGCGATATTTAATGTATAATATTACCAGAAAGAAGGTTGTGTTATGCAGAAATATCAATACTTCAATGGTGTGAAATTCACAAGGGACGAAAAAACAGGTTACTATCTGAATTCTACCATCAAAAAACGCATTCACAGATATGTGTGGGAATACTACAATGGGGAAATCCCAGAAGGGTACCAAATACATCACAGGGACAAAGATAAATCAAACAATGATATATCGAACCTGGAACTGATGCCATTTACTGCACATGCAAAGCTTCACAACAGTGAAAACGCAGCAATTAGGCATGAGGAAATGGTTGTAAATCTTAAAGAAAATGCACTTCCCAAAGCTGTTGAATGGCACCAATCCGATGAAGGAAAACGGTGGCACAAAGAACACTACAACAATATGAGCCACAAGCTTCACACAGAAGAAAAAATGGTGTGTGAAATGTGCGGTTGTGAATATGTTGGAAAGGTGTCCGCAGAAAATAGATTTTGTTCAAACAAATGCAAGTCCGCATGGAGAAGAAAATCTGGAATTGATAATGAAACCAGAATCTGCATGGTGTGCGGTTCGGAATTCATAACAAACAAATATTCAAAGGCTGAAACATGTGGCAGAGCATGCAGAAACCGAAAAAGAACCTTGAAATAAGGTTCTTTTTTTATGCGCTGATAAGAAATAATCAAGGGGGGGAAGCAGAAATGACAATCAAGCAAAGACAGAACCTGCTGGCCTATCTAGGCTATTATGTGGGGGAAATTGATGGAGTTTGGGGAACGCTGTCCGCAACCGCAACCAAGGCATTCCAGGCTGACTATGGCCTGACAGCTGATGGTGTGTGTGGAACAGAAACGGAAAAAGCATTGAAACACGCTGTGTCCTATGGGATGCCAGCGAAGAAGCAGGAACCGGCATCAAGCGGTTCCTTCTGGGATGACATTGAATACTTTGACCGGAAGGAATTCAAGTGCAAGTGTGGCAACATCTACTGCAACGGCTATCCGGATGAAATGAAGGAAAAGCTGATCCGTGTGGCTGACAGGGTACGGGGTCACTTCGGAGCATCTGCAACGGTGTCCAGTGGATTGAGATGCACCAGACACAATGCGAATGTGGGCGGTGTGTCCAATTCCAGACACCTGACCGGAAAGGCAATGGACTTCTGCATCCGTGGCAAGTCTGCATCTGAAGTCCTTTCCTATGTGCAGAAACAGCCTGAAATCAGATATGCATATGCAATTGATAGCCAGTTTGTCCACATGGACATCCTGTGATAACAGATAGTGGTGATGAAATGTTAAAACCTGAAGAAATCAAACACTTTATTGAACAAGACAGCGCAAGCAAGCGGAAGCAGCTTGCCAAAGAAGGTGACCGATACTACAACGGTGACCATGACATCAAGGGATATAGAATCTTCTTCATCAATGCGGATGGTGTGTTGCAGGAAGACATGACCAGGGCAAACATCCGGATTTCCCATCCGTTCTATACGGAACTGGTTGACCAGGAAGTCCAGTATCTGCTTTCCGGTGAAGAAGGCTTTGTCAAGTCTGACATTCCTGAACTACAGAACAAGCTGGATGAATACTTCAACAACAATGAAGACTTCATGGCTGAACTGTTTGAGATTGTGACTGGAGCGGTTGCAAAGGGCTTTGAAAATGCCTATGCCTTCAAGAACAAAGATGGCATCACCTGCTTCATGTGCGCTGATTCCCTTGGTGTTGTGGAAGTCCGGGCCAAGGACACTGATGATGGCTGTGAATATGTCATCTACCAGTACCTTGACCGCATCGAAAAGAACACCAAGAAAATCAACAGAATCCAGGTGTGGGACAGCAAGCAGGTCACTTTCTATGTGCAGGATGGTGAAGGGAAGATTGAACTGGATGACAGCCAGAAAATCAACCCCAGACCGCACAGCACATATACCAAGGACGGGGACGATTCCATCTATTATGAAGACTATGGATTCATTCCCTTCTTCCGGCTGGATAACAACAAGAAACAGCATTCCGGTCTGAAGCCTGTCAAGGATCTGATTGATGACTATGACCTGATTGCCTGTGGCCTGTCCAATAACATCCAGGACACCAATGAATCCCTTTATGTTGTGAAGGGATTTGAAGGTGACAACCTGGATGAACTGATGGTCAATATCAAAGCCAAGAAGCACATTGGAGTTGGTGAAGATGGTGATGTTGAAATCAGAACCATTGACATCCCTGTTGAAGCCAGACAGACCAAGCTTGACCTGGATGAAAAGAACATCTACAGATTCGGTCAGGGCCTGAACACCGCTGGCCTGAAGGACACAGCTGCAACCACCAACATTGCAATCAAGTCTGCATATTCTTTGCTTGACCTGAAAACAAACAAGATGGAAATCCGGCTGAAGCAGTTCATGCGGAAGCTTCTGAAGGTGGTTCTGGCTGAAATCAATGAAATGGAAGGCACCGACTATCAGCAGAAGGATGTCTATTTTGACTTTGAAAGAGAAGTCCCCACCAATGCCCTTGAAAACGCACAGATTGAACTGACGGAAGCACAGCGGAAGCAGACGGAAATCACCACGCTTCTGAACCTGGCAAACAACATTGACGATGAAACCCGGCTGAAGCTTATCTGTGAGCAGTTGGATGTGGACTATGAAGAAATCAAGGACAAGATTCCTGAACCGGATGAAAACGCTGACCCCTTCAAGGCACAGTCCGCACTTGATGCCATTGATGCGGAAGAACCCGTTGGCGGTGATGTGATTGAATAAAAGACAGAAGGAAGTCATTCAGTACAAGCTGGATGAAGAAAAGCGAATCCTGGAAGAACTGACAAAGCAGTTTCAACGGGCACTGAATGACATTGACAGACGGATCCGGATTCTGGAATCTGATGAACTGACACAATCCCGGATATACCGGATTGAGTATCAGAAGGTTCTGAAGAAACAGGTGGAAGCCATCCTGGAAAAGCTTCATTCCGATGAATTCACCACAATCCAGCAGTTCCTTTCAGACAGCTACACAACCGGATATGTTGGCAGTGCTTATGACATGTTTGGTCAGGGTGTTCAGCTGATTCTTCCCATCAACAAGAATTCAGCTGTGAAGGCCGTGATGACTGACAGCAAGGTCAAGGAAGGTCTGTATGAAGCCCTGGGTGTGGATGTGACCAAGCTGAAGAAGACCATTTCCAGTGAAATCACCAGGGGCATTGCAGCTGGCCTTCCCCACAGCGAGATTGCCAGAAACATTGCAAGCTATGCAAAAGCACCGCTTGGAAGGGCAATGACCATTGTGAGGACAGAAGCCCACAGGATTGCGCAAGCTGGCATTTACGATGCCCAGAAGGAAGCAGTCAAGAAGGGTGCCAATGTGGTGAAGCAGTGGATGTCAACGCTTGACGGTGACACCAGAAAGTCACACAGAAAGCTTGACGGTCAAATCCGGGAAATTGATGAACCCTTTGAAATGGATGGAAAGAAAGCCATGTATCCGGGGAAGTTCGGTGACCCGGCTGAAGACTGCAATTGCCGTTGTGAGTGCCTTCAGCGGTCAAGGTTGGCACTGAATGAAGATGAACTGAAGACCCTGGAAGAAAGGGCCAAGTTCTTTGGTTTGGACAAGACTGATGACTTTGAAGATTTTAAGAAAAAATACCTAAAAGCATCTGAAAATGACAAAATTCTGCTTGAAAATTCTGTAAAAAATGATATAATAGAAGAAAAAGATACCACAAAAGGTATTGGCCTTCAGTTCTTTGCGAACAAAGGCATTCTTAAACAGAGTGATGCACATCTGAAAAAATCGATTGCATCCTGGACAGCAAAAATTGCATTGCATCAAGCAAAGATAGCAGACCCTGGAAAGTATGATCCTGAGTGGGATTCCAAATCAGCTGCACACAAGGCTGGTTTGATTAAGCACTGGCAGAAGGAAATTCAAAACTTCCAAAAGAACATCGATGAAGCCAATGACGAACTTGACAAAAGAGGTAATGGCACATGAGCGACAAAGACAAAATTGTTGAATATGAACTTCAAATTGAAGATATGCTTCACAACATTCAAGAACGGATTGAAGAACTTGATGGAAAGAAGCTGGATGAATTTGAAGAAGGCCGACTTCTGGCCTATACGGAAATGATGGACATCATCAAGACAAGGCATCAGATGATTCTTGAGGTTCTGAACGAAGAATAAAAGCACTTTGGTAAGGACATAAATGTCCCCAACAAGGTGCTTTTTTCATGCCCAAAACTGAAAAACGGCAACTGTCCGGAAATTCCGGATAGTTGCTTTTTTAATTAAAGAAAGGACGGATCCATATGAGTATCAATTGGAAACAGAAGCTGACTTCCCGTAAGTTTTGGATGGCGGTTGTTGCCTTTGTCACCCCGTTGCTGTTGGCATTCGGTGTGGCTGAAGATTCCGTCACCCAGGTGACCGCAATCATCATTGCAGGTGCGGATGTGCTGGCATACATCATTGCGGAAGGCATGGTTGATGCCAACCGGACTGAAACCTAATTGAACACGGCACCCCGTGGGGCTTCGGCTTCACGGGGTTTTCCCTTGCTGTCTATGCGGAAACGCTTGACATAAATTCACCGGGGACGGTGTAAATCATCTATTTCTAACGGGATGCAACCCCGTAAAAAGCGTATAGAAAGGAACGGTTATATGAACCTGATTGAAATCATGAAAGCAAAGGGCATCAGTGATGACATCATCAAGGCTGTCCAGGAAGACATGAAGACCAACAAAATCTTCACAGCTTCTGAAGAAAATCTTGACATCAGATACAAGAAGCTGAAGGACGAACATGACACCATCATAAAGGAACGGGACGAAGGAAAGACCCTGATTGAAACCCTTCAGAAGTCCAACAAGGGCAATGAAGACCTTCAGAAGCAGGTGACGGACTACCAGTCCAAGATGGAACAGCTTCAGGCAGAACTTCAGCAGACCAAGATTGATTCCGCAATCAATGTGGGCCTTCTGGCAGCTGGTGTGAAGCCTGATGATGTGGACTATGTGACCTTCAAGCTGAAAGCCAAGGGTGAAATTGAACTGGATGACCAGGGCAATATCAAGGGCTGGGATGACAAGGTTGCTGGACTGAAGACCCAGTTCCCGGCAAACTTCACTTCTGCAAGTAGCAAGAAGTATGAGGAACACAAGCTTGAAAATGGTGACAGTTCCGGTGATGCAATCACAAGAGAATCTTTGCTGAAGAAACCCTATGCAGAACGGATGAAAATCTACAATGAGAATCCGGAAGCATACAAAAACGCTATGAATAGCAAATAAGAAAGGATGTATTAATTATGGCAATTACTATGATGGCAAACATGATCAACCCTGAAGTTATGGGTGATATGATTAACGCAAAAATTGAAGCCCTGGCAAAAATCACCCCTTATGCCAAGGTTGACACCACCCTTCAGGGTGTTCCCGGTGACACCAAGACCGTTCCTTCCTGGAACTACATTGGTGATGCTGAAGATGTGGCTGAAGGTGCTGAAGTCGGCCTGACCCAGATGACCGCTGCTTCCACCACTTTCACCATCAAGAAGGCAATGAAGGCTGTTGGCATCACCCAGGAAGCTATCAATTCCGGTCTGGGCAATCCTGTTGGTCAGGCTGAACATCAGCTGGCAAAGGCCATTGTTGGCAAGGTTGACAACGATGTTCTGGCAGCTGCCCTGACCGCTTCCAACATCCATGACACCCAGGTAGTGATTGGCTATGCTGGCATTGTCGATGCCGTTTCCAAGTTTGAGGACGAGGAAGACGGTATTGAGAAGGTCATGTTCATCAGCCCCAAGCAGGAAGCAACCCTTCTGAAGGATCCTGATTTCCTGTCCGCTGATAAGTTCCAGTCCGGTGTTGCAGTGAACGGTGCCATTGGCAAGATTGCTGGTTGCTGGATCAAGAAGTCCAACAAAATCAAGGCCCAGTCCGGTGTGTTCACCTGCCCCATCATCAAGCTGGAGCCTGATTCCGCTGAAACTGAGTACACCGAAGATGAACTTCCTGCACTGACCATCTTCCTGAAGAAGGACACCAGTGTTGACCATGAGTGGTTCCCCAAGAAGCAGCAGCATGACATCACCGCTGCCAAGTATTACGGTGTTGCCCTGACCAACGCTGCCAAGGTTGTTCTGGCAAAGTTCGCTGAAGCTGATAAATAAGAAGGGAATGAAACCTGATGATCCTGACTGTTGCTGAATTACGGAAGTACATCACCACGGAAGATGATGACCAGGTGCTTGAAGCAAAGCTTCAGGCCCTGGAACTTCTTATCCGTGCATATACAAACAACAATTTCCAGGTACGGGCATTCAGGGCGGTTGCCGTGGCTGTTGCAGAAGGGAACAAGCTTCTGTTCAACAGCCCGGTTCCCTTCAAGGCTGGTGACACGCTTCAGATTTCCGAATCTGACTTCATGCAGGATGAACTGGTCATGGTTGAAACGGTTGAAGAATCGTCCATCACTGTGAGCGGTGAACTGAGTGATGAATCCGGTGTTGTTGTCACCAAGGTCAAATATCCCATGGATGTCAAGATGGGAATTGTGAACCTGATGAAGTGGGAACTGAACAACCGGGAAAAGGTTGGTGTGGCTTCTGAAACCATCAGCAGACATTCTGTGACCTATGTTGACCAGACTGGGGAAAACACCATCATGGGATATCCCGTGGCTTTGATGGGCTTCCTGAAGCCCTACAGAAAGGCACGGTTCGGAAGGGGCATCAGAGTATGAAAGGCATTGGTGGAAACATCAGGGCATCCATTCAGGTCTACACTTCGAAAACAAATGACATTGGGGAGCATGTTCAGACCTGGGTGGATGCCCAGAGTATCAAAGGATGGTTGGATCTGTCTTCCGGTGAAGCCAGATTCACCACCTACAATGCCAAGATTCAGGAATCCACCCACATTTTCATTGCAGATTATGTGGCCCTGGATTCCAGAATCACGGCTGAAACTGCCCGGATGGTCATCAATGGCAAGCGTTATGACATCCTTCTGATTGACAACCCCATGGAAATGGGCACCGGATCCCAGTTGGAATTCTATCTGAAATTCACGGGGGGTCAGTAAAATGTCACAGGTTGAATTTGAGGACTTCACCATCCGTGTCAAGGAAGGAATTGAAAGCGCACTGATTGCCGGACTGCATGAAGCTTCTGGTGAACTGGAAGCAATGGCAAAGCGCAACAGCAGACAAGGCCACAGATACGGTGATAAGCTGGCAACTTCCCTTTGGAACCACCAAGTTGATGAAGGAAACCTGGAAGCGCATGTTGGCAGTGAACATGAAGCTGGCTATTGGGAAGAATTCGGCACTGGTGAACATGCCTTATATGGCAACGGCAGAAAAGGCTGGTGGGTCTATATCGAAGGGCAGGAATCCGGAAACGGTGGCAAATCCTATTCAACCCAAGAAGAAGCGGAAAAAGCAGCTAGGTTCCTGCGAAGGGTGGCAAAACTGGATGCCTATGCAACGGATGGCCTTGAACCCAACAGACCCCTTTACCGTGCGTTTGAATCCGGAAAGCGTATTGTGCAAGCCATATTTGAAGACAAACTGAAAGGACTGGGGTGACATGACAAGAAATGCACTGAAAATCATCAAGAAGGCCATGACATCCCTTGGCTTGGAATATGGCTTCATGAGATATGAAAAAAAGCCTGTGGTGTATCCGTATTGGGTCGGTGAGTACCAGGAAAGCCCACCCACATCCGAAAGCGGACACAGCACAACAACCTTCATGCTGACGGGTTTTCATCGTGGTGAATGGCTGGATCTTGAAGCGCAGAAGAAAATCATTGCAGAGCAATTCAATAAAGTTTCCGGGAAAACAGTCATGGTTGAAGATGGTTCAGCTGTGGCTGTTTTTTATTATAACAGTTTGGTCATCCCAACAATGGATGCAGAACTGAAGAAAATCCAAATCAACCTTGAAATACACGAATGGAGCGTGAAATAAATGAGCATTAAAAGCGGTATTACTTCCGGCACCCCTTCCAAGATCCTGTTTGGTGCTGGTGTTTACTTCCAGGGTGTGGAATACAGTGAAACTGTAGCACCCACTGAGGAAGCTATCAAGGCTGCTATTATCGGTGCAACCCAGGAAGGTGGCACCCTGAATATCACCCCTGAATTTTTTGCACCTGAACTGGATGGTGCAACTGTTTCCGTCATGGAACTTCAGAACAAGGTTGGCGAAGTTGCGCAGATGGATGTGTCCTATGCGGAACTGACTGCTGACCTTGCTGCCCATCTTGTCATTGGCAATGTGGGTGAATCCACTGACCAGGAATATGATGTGGTCACTTCTTCCAGTGTGCTGAAGTCCGGTCATTTCTATAAGGGCTTCGGCTTCTATGGTGAATTCCTGGATGGTCGGCCCATCATCATTCTGTTCAAGAATGCCCTGTGTACTTCCGGATTTGCCACTGACAGCAAGAACAAGACCAACAGTGTCTTCAAGGGCACCATGGCCTGTCAGTCTGATATCGAATACGGCACCACCAAGCTGCCTTATGCCATCTTCATCCGCAAGAAGGAAGGCTGGACTTCTGTGGATGCCAGTGACCTTGTAGCCTAACAATCAACCCCAACTGCTGAAAGGATGTAAATAAATGAGCAAACAGGAAATCAGAGAGCAGGAAGCAACTATGGAAGAAAACATGGAAAAGCCCTACACTTTGCGCAGACTGCGTGACCGGGATCTTTTCCCCGTGCTGAACATCATTTCCGAAGTCTTCCCGGACGAGCTGTCCAGTGTTTTTGTGCAGGTGTCCACCAAGGAAAAGAGTGTCCAGGAAGTGGGTGCAATGGCAATCCTGAAGATGGTGCTTGCCGTTCTGAAGAACATGGACAAGGTGCAGGATGATGTGTATGCACTGCTGTCTGATGTTTCTGGCATCCCGGCAGCAGAAATCCAGGAAATGGAGTTCGGAACCACACCCATGATGATTTGGGATATCGTGGCGAATGAGAAGAACTGCGGTTTTTTCAAGGTGCTTTCCAAATTGCGGTGATTGGTGAAGTCAAGTTCATGGATATGCTGTACCGAGCGTACAGCAATCCATTGGACTTGATGAATATGTACATCAATCAAGGCAGATTTGGAAAGTTCGTGAAAGGCTTCCTGGAAGCAGAATATGAGCGCAGAAAAGACGAAGCTGAACGGGACAATGAATTCAAGTTGTGGATGATTTATGTTCACAGCTATTCAGACAAATCCTTCAGCGAATGGAAGGAAAGCGCACTGAAGAACGCTTCCGAAAAACGCAAGAAGACCAGTGATGATGAACTGAATGACGATGGAATCCAATCCATTGTCAGTAAACTTTTCCCTTCCTAGGTGGATTCAGTGCCAACAGTTATCCACCAAACCGGGCTGATGGAAATCAGCAACGAAGGGGGAAGGTGCTATGGAACTTTTCAAGTTATTAGGCACCATAATTGTCAACAACCAAGAAGCCAATGAAGCCCTGGAAGAAACAGCGGACAGGGCTTCTGAAACCGGAAAAGAAACCGAAAGCACATTCGGCAAGATTAGTCAAGCAGCAGGTGGCATTGTGAAGGCCATTGCTGGTGCAGGTATTGCCCTTGGCGGTGCGTGGATAGCTGCCATTGAAGGATCCAGGGAATACCGGGCTGAAATGGGACTTCTGGAAGGTGCGTTCCAGGCATCCGGTCATTCTTCCGAAGAAGCAAAGCGGACATACTCGGAACTGAATGCGGTTCTGGGTGACACGGAACAAGCCGTGGAAGCTGCCCAACACATTGCGTTGATTGCCGACAATGAAAAGGAAATGAATGAACTTACCACCATAGGAATGGGTGTGTTTCAGAGTTTCGGACAAAGCCTTCCGTTGGAAGGGCTTTTTGAAGCGGTAAACCACACCGCTTCCCTTGGTGAAGTTCAGGGCAGTCTTGCGGATGCATTGGAATGGAGCGGAATCACCGTTGAAGAATTCAATGATGAACTTGCTAAATGTTCCAATGAAGAAGAACGGCAAGACCTTATCATGAAGACCCTGAAGGACACCTATGGGGAAGCAGCTGGGCAGTACCAGGAAACCAACAAGGATGTGATGGAAGCCAGAAAAGCCCAGGAACGGCTGACAGATGCCTTTGCAGAACTGGGCAGAATCGGCGAACCCATCCTGACTGCAATCAAGGACAAGATTGCGGATATGGTGACCGCAGCTGGCCCACACCTTGAAGCCCTGATTCAGAAGGTGAAGGATATCAGCACATGGGTCAAGGATAACGGTGACACCATTGACAAGTGGGTTGCTGTGATTCTGGGTGCCGGAACTGCAATTGGAACATTCCTTCTGATACTGAACTGGGGTGCAATCATGACCGCAGCTGCTAATGCCGTTAAGGTGGTCAGGACAGCCATCCTTGCCATGAACGCTGCCATGCTTGCCAATCCCATTGGGTTGGTTGTTGCGCTGATTGCAGGTCTTGTGGTGGCTTTTGTGTACCTTTGGAACAATGTTGAAGGCTTCCGGAAGTTCTGGATCAATGCATGGTCAAAAATCAAGTCCATTGCATCTGATGCCGGAAAATCTATTGCAAAATACTTTTCTGAAGCATGGAAGTCCATCAAAAATGCATGGTCTTCTGTAACAAAATTCTTTTCCGGAATTTGGTCTTCCATAACAAAATCCTTTAAGAATGTCAAGTCCTGGTTTTCCAATATCTTCCGGCAAGCTTGGAATGGCATCAAATCTGTGTGGAATGGTGCAGGATCCTTCTTCCGTGGCATCTGGTCTTCTGTGACCCGTGTCTTTGGAAATGTTGGCGGTTGGTTCCGTGGCAAGTTCCAATCTGCATGGTCTTCCATCAAAAGCGTGTTTTCAGGATGGGGTTCTTTCTTCAGCGGACTTTGGTCAAAAATCAAGTCCAAATTCGGTTCCATCGGCACTTCCCTTGGCACTTCCATGGGAAATGCGGTGAAGTCCGGTCTGAACAAAGCCCTGTCTAAAATAGAAGGTGCAATCAACAAGGGAATTGGCCTGATTAATAGTGCAATCAGGCTTGCAAACAAGCTTCCCGGAATTGATGTTGGCACCGTATCCAAAATCAGCCTTCCCCGGCTTGCAAGGGGCGGTGTGCTTGAAAAGGGCCAGGTTGGTCTTTTGGAAGGCACCGGGGCTGAAGCTGTTGTTCCTTTGGAAAATAACCGTGCATGGCTGTCCAGGGTTGCTGAAGATTTGTATGATATCCAGCTGAACAGTGGTTCTTTCCAAAATGGAAATGACCCCAGACTGTTTTCTTTGCTGAATCACATTTCTGAACAACTGGAACAGTTTGCAAAATTGAAGGTCTATCTGAACGGATCCGCATTGGTTGGGGAACTGATTCCTGCCATTGATGGAAGGTTGACAGATAGATATATCCATGCATTGCGTGGAAATACCAGATAAAAAGGCCATTCACCCAATGGCCTTTTTCTTATCCAATGAAATGGGGTGAAAGGTCATTGGAAATTTTTAATATATTCGGCAGACTGGTTGTTGACAATGAAAAGGCAATTGGTGCGCTTGAAGAAACATCCCAGGAAGCTGAAAAAACAACTGAATCTATTAGTGGCATAGGCACTGCATCAAAGAAATCAAGCGAAACCACCCAAAAAACCGCACCTGAAATCACTTCGGCACTTAAAAACATTGCGGTTGGTGCAGGTGCAGTTGTTGTTGCTATAACATCTGTAGTCAAGAAAATGATTGAACTTGCAGACAGCACCAGGGGCTACAGAACCGAGATGGGCAAGCTTCAAACGGCATTCACCACGGTTGGACATTCTGCAACAACGGCAACGAACACATACCGCGAATTGAATTCCGTTCTGGGTGACACTGACCAGGCGGTTGAAGCTTCTAATCACCTTGCCATGCTGTGTGATTCTGAAGAACAGCTGGAACAGATGACGGAAGCTTGTATTGGTGTATTTGCAAAATTCGGTTCTTCATTGCCTTTGGAAGGTCTGAC